CTCCATGGATATCATGTAGACTGATACCAACACCACCTGCTCGAATATTCGCAATGAGAATATTTGTCTTATTTGATTGAAAATCATCAATTACCTTTAAACGTTCAATTTCAGTTTGTTTGCCATGAATGACGGAAGTAGTTTCAAAAGTCTGGGCAAGTTTATTCATCGTATCATTAAAATTAACAAATATAACTACACTAAGACCACTTTCAAGATGATCATCAATTAATTCACAAAATGTTGGATATTTTAACATTTCAATCATCTGTCGGGCCCTGAGTATGATTTCCAATATACAACCAGCATTAGCTTTCGCTTCTCTGAGATCAGCAAGTGCTTTTTGAATAATTTTGTATTGATTTTCTATATCGGCGGCATTATCCATATCATAACATTCGGGTAAGATTTGATTACGAGGGAAAAGATCACCAAGTTCGGCAATACGCATTCTAGACCCATAAAATGGAAACAACATATGATGAATAGTTTTTGAAAGACTAAACCCAGTATCTTTTGCCTTTTTATTTAACCATATTTTGAACTTATCAATATCAGAATACCAACCAAGTGTATAACCAACTGGACCAAAAAAATTTATCTTATCTGCAATTGTAGCCGATAAAATCATACATTTAATGTCTGGTTTAATATATTCTCTAATTGATTTTAATAATTGAAAATGTAGAGTTTTTTTATTTTTACAACGATGAACTTCATCAAAAATTATAATAGTATTAGGAGGTAGTGACCATTCAAAACTAATAAATTTATCTTTTGATTTGATGTTTTTTTTGGGTTTAGCTACAATATTTACTTTAGCTACTTCAGCTACATCTGCATTTACTAAAATATCCGCTATTTCGACATTATCAACATTATCAACATTATCATCTACTTCTAATGCTGGACCAAATTTTTTTTTACAATATTGTAAGAAAAGTTTAACTTGATCATCAGAATAAGTAAGCTTGTTGATTTTTTTAACTTTTTCAACTTTATCAGATTTAGTTATTTTTGTTTTTGATTTGGTTTTAGTTTTGGTTTTGGTTTTTGATTTAGCAACAATATTAATATCTTCATTTATTAGTTCAGGTATTTTTTCAAGTTCATCTATTTGTTTTATTTGATTTATTTGATTTATTTGATTTATTTGATCTATTTGATCTATTTGATCTATTTGATCTATTTGATCTATTTGATCTATTTGATCTGCATTTGCTAGTTTGTCCAAATAATCTGCTAAAATTTCAAGTTTAGAATTTTGTTGAGAATTTGAACGAATTGATGGAGCAATAATTTGATCATAATTTATAACCATTATCGGATCTATACCAATTGAATTCGCTACCCTTTTCCAACTAGATATAACACATTTTGGACAAACAATAAATGGTCTAAGATTTAATTTTTTTGCAGTAAATAAAGCACTAAATGTTTTTCCAGTGCCTGTATCAGAAGCATCAACAACAACATTATATTGATTAAGTCCTCTAATCAATTTATCAACATGAGGTATTTGATAGTCTAATAGTTTTGTCATGAATTACTTGTATAAGATTAATAATCATTTTATCCAAATGATTATTAATTATAATTTTTCAAATTTTATTTAGATCCTTATTTATATACTTATTTAGATGTTTTTTTAGATCCTTTTTTAGTTCTAGATGACTTTTTTACAGTTGTTCCTCTTTTAGAACCTTTAGAACCTGATTTAGCTCCACCATTTTGTTTTTTAGATCCCTTCTTTTTAGAACCTGATTTTTTAGAACCTGATTTTTTAGAACCTGATTTAGCTCCACCATTTTGTTTTTTAGATCCCTTCTTTTTAGAACTTGATTTTTTAGAACTCTTTGATTTAGAACTCTTCATTTTAGCATTACCACCTAGAAGATCAGAATCGTTTTCAGAATCATTGTATTGAAAATCATCGGATTTACCACCTGATTGATAACTATAATCATATCCATGTTTTCCGGGTGCGGGTGCAGGTGCTGGTGCAGGTACTGGTTCAGGATTATAACCACCATATTGATAATTATAATCATATTGTGGTTTAGATGGAGTTTCAGGATTATAACCACCATATTGATAATTATAATCATATTGTGGTCTAGATGGAGTTTCAGGATTATAACCACCATATTGATAATTATAATCATATTGTGGTCTAGATGGAGTTTCAGGATTATAACCACCTAAAAGATGATTAGTCTTAGTACTAGCTCGTTTAGATTTTTTTTGACCCATGTCTTTAGAACCTTTTTTAGAACCTGCTTTTTTAGAAACTTTTTTAGAACCTGCTTTTTTAGAAACTTTTTTAGAACCTCCTTTTTTAGAACCTCCTTTTAATATCTTTTTTCTTCCAGCTCCTTTTTGTACATCTGGAGAAGGTGGTGAAGATGATCGTGGTTGTCGTTGAGATACTTGAGGTACTTGAGGTACTTGAGGTAATTGAGATTGTTGACGTTGAGGTGATTGAGGAGATTGTCTACGTGGGGGAGATTGTCTACGTGTTGACGTTGTCGATATACGTGGGGGAGATTGTCTACGTGGGGGAGATTGTCTACGTGGGGGAGATTGTCGGTGTGCTCTTGCTGGTGCTGGTGCTGGTGCTGGTGCTCTTACTTGTGCTGGTGCTGGTGCTGGTGCTCTTGCTGGTGCTGGTGCTGGTGCTTGTAGTTGTCTTTGTAGTTGTGTTTGTAGTTGTGTTTCTATAGGCACTTGTGTTTGTAATGGAAGAATTCCATTGCCATTGCTAGCAGTATTTTTATTACTCATTTCTTTAATATATTTATATTAAAGAAAAAAATGTGAATATTAAACAATTTAATTAATTATATTTACTAATTAATTAAAAATGATTATTTTAATTTTATTTTTTTGAATCTTTTAAATATTGAATCTTTTGAACATTTTAAATCAGTATTTTTTGAATCTAGTATTTTGAACCACGTTTTGAACCACGTTTTGAACCTTTTGAACCACGTTTTGAACCTTTTCTTACTCCACCAACCATTACTACTGATTTAGATCCAGCGCGTTTAGATCCAGCTTTTTTAGATCCGGTCTTTTTAGATCCAGCCTTTTTAGATCCAGCCTTTTTAGATCCAGCACGTTTGGAACCAGCTTTCTTAGAACCAGCTTTCTTGGAACCAGCCTTTTTGGAACCAGCTTTTTTCTTGCGACCACCTACTTGTTCATCTTCATCAACTCTTCTAGGACCGCCAACTGTAACAGTTCTAACAACAACAGGTTCGACTTTTTTAACAACAACAACAGGTTCGACTTTTCTAACAACAACAGGTTCGACTTTTCTAACAACAACAGGTTCGACTTTTCTAACAACTTCAACTTGTCTATTGACAACAACAGGTTCGACTTTTCTAACAACTTCAACTGGTCTATTGACAATAACTGGTTCAACTTTTCTAACAACTTCAACTGGTCTATTGACAATAACTGGTTCAACTTTTCTAACAACTTCAACTGGTCTATTGACAACAACAGGTTCGACTTTTCTAACAACTTCAACTGGTCTATTGACAATAACTGGTTCAACTTTTCTAACAACTTCAACTGGTCTATTGACAACAACTTCAACTGGTCTATTGACAACAACAGGTTCGACTTTTCTAACAACTTCAACTGGTCTATTGACAACAACTTCAACTGGTCTATTGACGACAACAGGTTCGACTTTTCTAACAACTTCAACTGGTCTATTGACAACAACTTCAACTGGTCTATTGACAACAACTGGTTGTTGTGTAACTACATTAGGATAACGGATAACTTCTTTGGGTATTTCAATTATATAAACTTTCCAAACGGGAGTAAAAGTAACACTATCAAGTTTAACTCTGGTAACCATAAATCCAGCAGGAATGTGAGATGCAATTAGTTCTTTAACATGTTGTTCAGTCTTATCTGTAGGTATAAGTAAATTGCTAACACGAGTTGTTACATTTGCTGATATAATATCAACAACAGCATTTCTACTAAAAGTACTCATTTAATATATATATATAAATATAAAAAAATTATTTTTTTATTAAATTAATTATTTTGATCTAATTTAAACACAAATTAATATAAAATTAATTAAAATCATCGTATATGAACACGTTATTAATTATAAAAACAATTAAAAATAGTTTGAAATAGTTTGAAATAGTTTGAAATAGTTTGAAATAGTTTGAAATAGTTTGAAATAGTTTCAAATAAGAATAAATAAATTATAATCCGTCATATTTATTTTTTATATAAGTAGATTTATTTTTATATCAAAATAAAGTATATTATAAAAATGAGATTACTGAATTTTATTCCGATTGTTTTTTTATTATTTTTTAATTCATTCGTTAATATTTATGGTCAATCTATGAGTCTATCTTATAAAAATTATCCAACATATAAACCAACATATAAACCAACATATAAACCAACATATAAACCAACATATAAACCAACATATAAACCAACATATTATGGTTCATATGAACCAACATATAATGGTTCATATTATAGTTCATATTATGGTTCATATGAACCAACATATTATGGTTCATATTATGGTTCATATGAACCAACATATTATGGTTCATATTATGGTTCATATAAACCAACATATAAACTAAAATATAAACCAACATATAAACTAAAATATAAACCAACAATTCTTGAACTGATTATCCGATTAATAATGAATTTGATATTAAGAATTTTAGATATATATATAATTGTTGTTATACTCCAAGTAGTATATTTATAAATATGATAACTATACCTAATGTAGCATTTATAATAACTCCAAACTTGAAAAGTGCAACACTTGGTGATAATATCACTACTTTATATATAAATACATTTGGTCAATATGATGAAAAGTATAAGTGTAAAAGAAAATATAACTATAAATGAGTTAAATCTTGAATATTATGCATCAGAATATTAGCAAATGATTTAGAAGTAACAAAAAAATTAATAATGAATCAGATATTGTATAAAATAATAATATCACAAACTAATAATGATTCATAATTATTTATCAATTAATGTTCACATAATGACCATTCTCTTTCAAATATAGATTTTTGTATATTTGATTCATATTTTCTTTCGAACATTAAAATATCCCGATAAATTTTTGCATCTGTTTCTGAAATAAATGTTTGTTGTGGTTCAATGTCAGCGGTTGATATAATACGATGATTTGGGTCAATTAAAAAGAATACCAAAATTTTTCTCGAACCATTTTTAGTTGGATCAGTCAAACTTAGTTTGCTAACTTTATGCTGAAACGTATTTGGAAAAACTAGACAAAGATTCTCATATGTTTGAACAGGTTCCAAACTAATACATGGAATCTTCTCATAAGAATCTGTTGTATCAGTAGAATCGGAATAAGATTTAGAATCAAACCCATAATGTGTACTAACATATCTAGGACAATTTTGTGGATAATAAATACGTTCAGGATCTGAAACTTTAACTCTAAAATTCAAGTAATTATCCGTAATATTATTCATTTCATAATAATAAATACCAGTAGCAATAATATGTTCTGATTTTGTTCCTTCCAAATGCCAAGAACCTTCATTAAATGTTGGTTTAGATGGATCGAGTAAAATTTCCTGAGCCTTAATAATAACCTGACACTCGGATAAAATAGTTTGGGTTTGAATAAAATTATTCTCATATAATGTATTCAATAGATTGTTAAAATGTGGAACAAATCTACTAAAAATCTGTTCAATTGGTTTTATTAAATTAGGATCTGTTAGATTATTAATATAAGATGTTATTTTACTAGAAATTTTATTAGGTTCAGGTTCAGCTTCAGATTCAGATTCAGATTCAGCATCTAGATATTCAACTGATACTTCCGAAGGCAACCATTGAAAAAATATATCTAAATTTTCAACCAATTCTGAACTCAATTTAATATCAGTTAAACCTTTGATAAATGGATACATTGATGGATGAAAAAGATCAATCATTTGATTATTTGAATTAGGATGGAAATCATTTTTTGGTAGTTGATCTGCTAATTTAACAAATTCTGATTTTAAATCTGGATTAATTAAATTATTTAATTTATAAATATAAGTGTTGGCAAATGTATTTTTAGAAGCTTTCGCATTCAACATACAAGGACAATTTTCATGTGGTGTTAGATTTGGATTTGGATTTGGAATTGGATTTGGAATTGGATTTTGATCAATATCTTCATCAGAATATGAACCTGAATCTTCATCAGAATATGAACCAGAATATGAATCAGATTCTGATGAAGATTCAGGTTCATATTCTGGATCATATTCTGGATCTAATTTATATTCCAAACCTTGACAAATTAGACAATTGCATTTGCAACAGCAACTACAAGAACCTGCGCTTTTGGTATCTATAACTTCTCTAATAACTTCACCAATAGAAAAATCAGTTCTAAGAAACCAATTATAGAAATCCAAATTGATTATATTTGTATCAATTTTAACATATTTTTTCATAATATCAATAATATTAAATGCAAAATTATGATCATAACCAATTTCGCATAATTCTCTAATCCATTTTTCTGATATTTCATCTGATAAAATTTTAGATTTCCAATCAGGTTTGGAAGTTATTTTTTGAATAATTTCAGTAGATGTATTAATTTCAGTAGATGTATTAATTTCAGTAGATGTATTAATTTCAGTAGATGTATTCATTTATTTGATTAAGATGTTGGATTATAATTAATTTAATTAATTAATTATAATATGCAATTTTTTTAAGCTATTGTATTGGATAAAATAATATCATAATAATATAAGAGTGGATGCATATCTTCATTAGTTGAATTAGACATTTGTTTGTCTTTATTTGCTAAGTTGAATCCTGTAGAAAACCCATAATTATATCCCTCAGATAATCCCATTAAATAATTTTTTCTAATAATAGAAGATATATTTTGTTCAGGAGCACTTGATTTGTCAACATTATTTGCTAAATTAGCACTATTTGCTAAATTAGCACTATTTGCTAAATTAGCACTATTTGCACAATAATAACCATATCTATAAGCCATATATAATGAACTACAACTAACTAATACAATAGAGCAGATAAAACCTCCTGCAATAATAATATTAGTAGATTTAGAGTCTAAATTAATTTTCGTCATTGTTACTAGTATGATTTATTATCAAATGATTTATTATCAAATGATTTTATCAATTTTTTCTTATTTTTTCTTCTTCTGAATCTGTTGTGCAATCTTATTATGCTCAGTACAAATTTTTTTAAATAATTCTAAATTTTTTGTTGGTTTAATCTCATTTTGAATATTAGCAAATGTTAAACTAGGTGTTTGATCATTAATTATATCACGAGTAATACCATAATATTCTAAATAAGTATGGTCAAAACTTCCATACCTCTTTTTCGATTCATCTATACCAAAAAGTTCTATTAACTTGTTTAGATTCTGCTCTGATGTACAATCAATTTCCATATAAGTAGGAAGTCCAGGAACAGTATCAAAAGTTATTTCATGAGCCAAAGGATGGGACCATTTTTCTCTGATAGATTCTTGAAATGCCTTTTTTTTAATCCCTAGAGCTGTCATAAAATCAACACCAGTCTCGAAACTATCCTTGATATTTATTTCAAATTCTTGAGGATATTTTGGATCAGTCATTATTTTAATAGTCATAGTAGTATTTTTACCTTCTTTTCTTACTCTAGAAAATCCACGAACAGACTCGTCACATCTTAAAAAAACAGCTCTTTTATAAACTTTTTTTTTATGAATTCTTTTAGCACCATTTGCTAATAATATTTTACGTAAATCTTTGACATTAATATCTAAAAATTTGGCTTCATATTCAATTCCCATAATATTATAATTTTAGTATAGATAAATTTATAATATTAGTATAGATAAATTTATACTAAAATTTACAGATTTTAGTATAAATTTATCTATACTAATATTATAATTTTAGTATAGATAAATTTATACTAAAATCTGTAAATTAAATCTAATAATTATAATTATTTCTTCAAATATATATTCTTTAAAGTCTACAATAAATTAAAATTAATGATTTGAGATTTAACCATTTTTTAAGCATTTTTAAGCATTTTTAAGCATTTTTTGTTAATATATCTGATGATTTCTTTTTTGCAACAATTCCAATTGTAGATGATGTATTACTATTTGATGATGTTTTAATATTAGATGATTTTTGATTCATTTTAATATTAGATAATTTGGTCTTTGTCTTTGCTGACATTTCTTTTACTGAATCCAAAATTAGTTTATCTTCATCATCCAAGAAAGGATCTTCGTTATCTTCTGCTATTTTTTTATCATCATAAGTTTTATCAATAATATTATATTTTTTTCTCAGGAACTTGATACTTTTTTCAATAGTATCTTCACCAAATCCATATCTTGTGATCAATAGTTGTTTTAATTCATTGAGTTGGGGAATTTTTAATTCTAAATCAGTATTAGTAGCTAGGATATGTCTTGGATTTCTAAAATATTCTCTTGATTCTTCATATCTAAAATTATCAGGTAACTTATATTTACCTTGAGCTATCTTTTGCTCCTTTGTAATAAGTTCTTCAAGTGAACCATATTTTTTAATTAATTGCCATGCTCGTTTAGTACCAATACCATCAATAGTTTCGGTATAATCACAACCAAGTAAAATACAAATATCAATAAATTGATCCATAGTAATATCACCCTGTATTAAGATATCTTCCAGATTAATTTTAAACATATTCTTTTTTGTAAAATTTCTTAAAATATTATTTGTTCCAAATGTCAATAAATCCATATCTTCCGAAGCAACATGATCAACTAAATTATTTATAGATAAATATGCACATTGTGAATCAGCCTCTTCAGGTGCCAAAAAAGCAGGAATTCCCAGAAGCTTAACAATTTCATATGCTTGTAACATCTCTTTTTGATTAATACTAACTGATTGTTTTAGTAATTTGATTTTTTCAGCTTCTAACATATCAATAGTTTCATCATCTAGAATTATTTCAGAATCAGGCTCGGTTGATTTATCTTCTAATTCTAATAATTTACGAATTGCTTCTTTTTTTATTTTTGAACGATCATTCAAAATTTTCATTTTTAGTTCAGGGGGTTTACCATCAAATACAAAAACTGGTATTATTCCCATCTTCAAATAATTTAGTGATTTTGATAAAATTCCTTGTATATGTGAAGTTGATTTACCATCTGGACCTTTTAAATCATCACCAGTTGATCTAACAGCAGTAACATATTGATAAAGGATGATACTAGTATCGATGGCAATTTTTTTGCCATTTAGCTCTTGTATAGTCATTGCCTGAATTGAATCAGGAACGTGTTCGTTAAGTACTTTCATTAAATTTTTGATACCCATTTTTATGTTTTTTTATAAGATTTAGTTTAATATTAAATTTTATATTAAAACTTAATATTTGCCCAGATAAATTTCAATTTATTTATAATATGAAGATGGGTATAAAAATTGATAAAAAATTTATAAAAATTGAAATAAAATTTATATATTTACCATATCTATAAAATAATTATTTAAATAGCAACTGATAATGAGTGATTATGTTATAATTGAATCTGTACCCGATAAATGTATTAGACGAACAATGTATCATCCCACAAATAAGTGGGAAAGTTATTCGAATATCCATCCAGAATTTGGTTTATTGGATATGGGCCAAACTCATACATTCTCACTCAAGATTGATGGTTCGAACCTGAGTATCCATATAAAGTTTGATCCAGAAAATAATGAATGGAGAATAGTTTGTCTTTATGGTCGCACTGCTCCAGTGTGGACAGCTGACTCTGGTGAACCATATTCTGATATCAAGTATGGAAGTGCAGGCTCATTGGGAGATCTACCAGATAAGCTGACTTTATTTTCAATCACTGTCGCTGAACAGCTTGGAATTCAAGAAATAATTATTTATGGTGAAGCATTTAGAGCATCAAAGGCTAAGTATGCGTCATGGCATCCATTTGGATACAAGCTTCCATCGAAGAATTTCGAGTTGCATATGATGACAAGTGATTTACATATGCTTTTTTCATCATGTTGTGAACAATATCTAGTCCCGGTACAAGTCCTATCAACAAATGATGAGTTTTTGGATTTTCTTCGAGTTCAAACGGCAACAACAATTTTTCCACCTCCTCTTTTGTATTTTGGAAGATTAGGTAGTGGTATCAGAAAGTTGTACCCAATTCTTATGACTCGAGATCCAAATTTCGAGGGACTTTTCATTGTTAATGAAGAAGGTACAAATGGTTTCAAGTGGAAGACTCCGATTCATGAGGCGCAATTAAAGATTCGAACCTCAACAGAACTTGACTTGTTGCCTAATACTGAAGCATTTGACGTATATGAACTCCTGTTACAGGTATGTGCGATGTGTCCAAAGGCTCAGTCAAAGGCTCAGTCAAATAATCAGTCAAATTCTATGATGAGATCAGATGAGCAACTCAATATGAGAACACGAGTTGAAATTGCCGATGCTTTTACAAATATCCGAAACAAGTCTCCATGCTTTGAACACAAGTCTACAAGAGAGCGAAATGATGTCGTTACGTTTTTTCTTCCTCTGGTAGTAGATGAGGTATTATCACATTATGAGGATAGTGGTGTTACACATCATATGGACAAGGATAAGTTAGAGCGATTAACGAGATCAGTGATTACACCACTTATAATGAGAGCATAGGATTATTATTTTATTATTTGATTATTATTTGATTATTTGATTATTATTTGATTATTTGATTATTATTTGATTATTTGATTATTTTATGATTTTATTATTTGATAATTTGATAATTAATAGATTAATCATCAAATAGATCTAGAATATTTATTACTTATATTTTATTACTTTGTTAATACTATACCTAAAATTCGTTGATACAAAAGTAATCCTGCATCTTGAATAGGAAGAACATATGCATATGTATCTCCAACATTATTGTGACTATGCCATAAAGTTGGTGGTGTTATAAACATAGTTCCGGTTTTCCAGTATATTGTTGTTGGATTTTTTATATTACCTTGATCGTCTAATTCTTTACCAACTAAAGTATAAATATTTTTACTATCATCACATTTTATACACAAATCTAAAGCAACAGAATTGTGTTTATGTGGTTTTTGTATAGTTTTTGGTGGAAGTTCATTATATAGGGCCCATAATACGGGTGTAATAGTATTTACTCCTAATTTTTCAGTATCCTTATTACTTAATAATATACCTTTTCTATTATTATTTGGATTTGATAAATTATTTAAACTTTTTAGAAGAAAATCATTAGTATAGATAGCGGTTTTAAATATTTTGTTTTCTGCTTTAGTACCAAGATAATTCAATAGAGGACTATCATTTATATAATAAATTTGTAATTCGTCATTACCTGTATTTTTAATTTTAATTGAATCAAAACATGGAGAAATTAGTATATCACCCGACTTAACTATTTCTTCTATATCATCTATAATAATAGAAGCAGTACCATTTATAATATAAAATAAATTAGATGTTGCATTATATTGATTTGAAGAATCAATTAAACAATTATTTAATTCTATAATATTATTTATTGTATTAATTGTATCTAATTTTATAAATGATGCCAATAAATTTGGAGTTGTTGATTTATGTGAAACTTCAAATATTTTTGAAAAATCTATAAAATTAATTCCATAATTACAATTTGTAATATTTTTTTCATGAAAAGGACTATAATTTAAAGATGGGTTTACATTTTTTTCATATTCATAAGCTGAAATATAATTATCTTGATCTTGATTTTTATCCATAATTATATTTTATTAAGTATTATAATATTTAATAAAATAAAAATGTTTAAATTATTTTTTACTTATGCTTTATATTTTTTATGCATTTAATATTGATTCTTCATAAAAAGTATTAATTTGTATAGGATTTGATGATATACCTTCTTTCTCCAAATATTTAGTAATATTTTGTGTAGATAATAAAATTTGATCACATATAATGTCATTTTTCATATAATTAAATCCATATATTGGACCAGATATATCAGCATAATTAAATTCTCCAATGTCAAATAATAAATTATAATTTTTTTTTTCTGTATTTGATAAATCAGATGTATCGCCTCTAATAATACATCTATTGTTTGAAACATCTGTATTAATTAAATTTGCTTTCATTACAATATGTGCAAACATAGATACAGGATAAATTGAATAATATTTTTGTTCATTTTCCAAACAATTATTAGTTATCATATCTTCTAATATTTGCTTAGAAAATGAAAATGCATGAACATATTTGCAATCATTAGCATCAGGTTCAGTAAAATATAAACCAAATAAATGTTTGCATTTATTTGGTGAATTATTATTATCATTATCATTCATTTTTAAGAATTAATTTATAATATTATTTATAATATTATTTTTAAGATTATTCTTAGTATAAAATAATCAATTTTTGTGGTTATTATTTTATTAACTAATTTAAAATAATGTTTTTGGTAATTCTTCGATTCGCTTTGCTCATCTCCGTTATCAGTCCGTATTTAACTAATCTTAAAATAATTTTTTTTGGTATTTGACTAGGCTTAATTAATCTTATTTAATCCAATCATCGTGAATTAATACTCTGTTATCACATAACACACATATTGATGAATTTTGTGAACCAATTTTTCCAATACGACTTGATAATGAATTACATTTAGGACACATGTAGTAATTTTTAATAAATCTGGAAATAACAGCTTGCGGTTTATTCTTGGTGTTACGCTTAATGTGTAGAATAATACGTCCATCATGAAAATCTGCTAGACCTTCGTCCGACATATATTCATAATTAAAAAATTTAACAATAAGTTTACCAAAACATCTCCACTTAATCCCCAATTGATTAATCTCACATTTAAGTTCAGGATTTTTTATAAGATGAAATTTATCAATCATATGAGCAGCATTTAACCAATAAAAACGAGTTGGTTCAACTTTAAATTCTGGTTGAGGTAATGTCATTTTAAATACTACTCTTGGCTTAACATGTTTCATAATATCAGTCTTAATAGAAGTTGGGATAATAGGAATTTCTGAATTAGTATTTTGTTTATCATTAACAATTTTAATGATAGGATATGATTCGACTAGTTCTATTTTGAGTTTATCTAAATCAGATTCAGAAATTAACTTAATTTTCATTTTTGATTTCGAATTTGATTTAGAATTTGATTTCGAATTTGATTTATCTAATTTAATATTAGAACCAGTTGCAAATAATTCTATTGATGTAGCTGTTTTGTGAAGAATAGAAATTTTAGATGAATCAAAAGCAAATGGTTTTTCAGCAACAATTCTATAAATATCATTACTAGAACCATCTGTATTCTTAACATTTTCTCTACTAATAATAGTTCCTTTGATTGGACTACTATTAATTAGTAAATAGATTTCTTTAATTGCTTCACATTCGGCTATTGTCATTGATTTCAAATAATCAATCTTAATATAAAATTCAACTGCTAAATCATCACATTTAATTAGATCATCTATATTAGATCTATCCAATTTATAAATTTTATTCCCCAATAGATTATTATTCTTACAAATTGCAGGATCACAATCTAATCCAAGTGCGATTAAACCACCAGGATAAACTGTATCTAATGATGTTGAATCCGATTGTATGGATGTAATTTTAGAAATGATTGGTCGACAAGTCCATCGGTCCTTATGACAAGTAATAATACCAGGTTTAATGATAACCCAATCATTTTTAGAAATGTATCCAGCTTTAATCGATCCACCAATTACACCACCCTTGAGTTCATCAATATCAACACTAATTTTATTAATGTTGAATGATCTGAGAATATTCATTCGAAAAGGTTGATTAATTTGTTTATTCATATCAGGTTCAGGAACTGAAACAAGAAATTCTAGAATCTTATCAATATTAATTTTCTTTTGGGCCGAAATAGGTATAATCGGTTTTGATTGAATTTTTAAATTAGATCCAACAAAATTATTTAATTGTGTTAATTGTTGATCAACTAATTTCTCATCAGTTAAAAGATCTATTTTATTAAATAGAATCGCAATATTTTCAATATTTGTATGTGATAAAACATTCGTATGAGAAAGTGTCTGAGGCTGTGGAATTGCTTCAGACGCTGCAATTAATAAAAGAGCAACATCAAATGTTTCTGTTCCAGATACCATAGTTGACATATATGCTTGATGTCCAGGACAATCTACAAAACTATAATGTTTACAAAGTACAAGATTTGGATCATTTAATGCTACATTAGAACTTGAAAGAATATTAGTTTCTTTATTACGATAAATTCGTAAATTTGCATATCCCAAATTGATTGTGATATTTCGCTCGAGTTCAGAGGAATGCTTTTGAGTGCGAATACCTGTAAGACCATATACTACTGTAGATTTACCATGAGCAACATGGCCAACACACCCGACATTTAGTACAGGTTGTTTTTCAATAATATCCGAAAGTTTAATTGTTTTAATTGTTTTAATCATCTTATATGTTATTATATTTAGAACAATACAATTTATATAAATAAATGAATTTCAATTTTTTGATATATGAAAAATTTTATATAATCCTATAATATTCCGTTATATTTGTACGGCAATATGGACAATTAATATTGATATCATTATTATCATAATTATAGTTTTTAGGCGTTTTTGATTTTGTAATTAATGTTTGTATACATTTTTCACAAAAATTATGACCACAATTTGTTTGGATATTTGGATTAATTGAATAACAAATTGGACATTCTAATTCTTCAGTTTCAGCTGTTTCTATTCCTTCTATTTTGGCTGTTTCTATTCCTTCTATTTTGGCTGTTTCTAATTCTTCTGTTTTGACTGATTTCGTAGGTTTAATTAATCTAATGGTTTTAGTAATTGGTAGAATTTGTTTAATATAAAAATTTATTATTTTTCCTAATTCATCTGATTCTATATGATATAATTCTGGTTTTATTGAAGCCAAAAAATGACCTGTTTTATAATGACCATTTATACAACTAAATTTAAATGCCTTATTATCATTTGCACTAATATCAATATTTGGTTTAAATTTTAATAAAAACTTAGCAATTTCAAGATGTCCATTTGAACATGCCAAACTAAAACTCTCGTCCAAATTTATTGAAATATTAATATCTGGTTTAGATTTTAGAAGGAACAAAATAATATTAAAATTACCATGTTCACATGACATTCGAAATGCATATTCATCTAATGCTGAAATATTAATATCTGGTTTATATCCTAATAAAAATTTACATATTTCAAGATTACCACGTTCACATGCCCATCGAAATGGCTCCTCGTAATTAATTGATATATCAATTTCCGGAAAAAATCCCAATAGAAATTTAATAATATGCATATGATTATTTAAACAGGCATATCTAAATGCATACTCTGATGATGCTGAAATATTAATATTCGGATTGAAACTTAATAATAATTTAACAATATTAAGATAACCAAATTCACAAGCCCAACGAAATGCCATATCATTCCCTATTGAAATATCCAATAATGGATTTTTATCTATTAAAAACTTCACAATATCTATATGACCATTCTTACACGCATAACAATATGCATCTTCATAACGCGTTGATGTTTTAATATTTGGATTACATTCTAATAAATATTTGGCTATATTTAGATGACCATATTCACATGCTCGAAAAAATGGATCATTTGAATTAACAGAAATATTAATAGTAGGCTTAGTAACCAACAATAATTTCACAATATCTAAATTACCTCCTATACAAGAAAGTCTAAATGCATAATCATTTGATGCTGAAATATTAATATCAGGAACAGAATTTATTAAATATTTTACTATTTTAAAATATCCGTTCTCACAAGCCTTTGCTAATGCTTGTTCAATATGAGAAATTTTAATAATATCTGCATTTAATATTTTTGGTAATAAAATTTTAACAATTTTAAGATGCCCATTCTTACAAGCATAAGATAATGCATAATTTTCAAATGCTGAAATATTGATATCCGGTTTGATTTCTAATAAAAAATTAACTACATTTATATGTCCATTTAAACATGCATACCTAAATGCTTGTTCATCATTCATTGATATATCTATTTTTGGATTAATATCTAATTCAAGTAAATATTTTATTACATTTAGATGACCACCGAAACATGCATATCTAAATGGTTGGTTATTATATATTGATATATTAATATTTGGTTTAATAATTAATAACCATTTTATTATTTCTAAATGTCCATATTCACAACACAATAAGAAAGCAGTTTCATAATCAATATCAATTTGATTTGGTTGCGATTGTTGATTAAGTTGATTTGGTTGCGATTGTTGATTAAGTTGAATAAGTTCATACACTTTATGCACCATATTTAAATTCCCATTTTTACACATATATAAGATTAGCTTATTATAATCACGATTCATTTTATATTAGTTTGTTCGATTCTATCTGATTTAGTTATTTAACTAAATCAAGCAGAATTTAATTTAATTTCAATTTTTTATTAATCTATTTTATTAAATAAAACAAAATCTATTTATCACCAACTAGTATCACCAACTAGTATCACCAACTAGTATCACCAACTAGTATCACCAATTGATTTTAAATTTAATAATGGGGTTAAATCAATTTCTTTTAATTCTTTGCAATTATGCAAAAAATCATTACCAATTGATTTTAGGTTTATTAATCCTGATAAGTCAATACTTACTAAAGAATGACAATATTCCATAAATTCATTACCAATTGATTTTAGGTTTATTAATGATCTTAAATCAATTTCTTTTAATTCTTTACAATTATACAAAAAATTATCACCAATTGATTCAAGATTTATTAATCCTAATAAGTCAATACTTACTAAAGAAAAACAATACTCCATAAAATCATTACCAATTGATTTTAGGTTTATTAATGATGCCAAATGTATATTTTTTATAGATTCACATCCAGACATGAATTTATGACCAATTGATGTTATATTTGAAAAAAGTGGTAATTTAATAGTTACTATTTTTATACAATGTATTGCAAAGTCATCACTAATTGATTTAATATTTGATGATCCTGATAAATCAATAGTTTTTAATGCTTTACACCTTGCCATAAAATTTTTACCAATAAATATCAGATTTGTCGATGATGATAAATTTATACTTTCTAATTTAGCACAACCAACCATGAAATGACCATTAATAGATTTAAGATTCGATAATCCTGATAAATTTATATTTTTTAATTCTATACAATTACTCATAAAAGTAAAACCAATTGATGTTATATTTGATAAGAAACTTAAATTTATTTCTTTTAATACTTTGCATCCTGACATGAAATTATGACCAATTGATGTTATATTTGATAAGAAACTTAAATTTATTTCTTTTAATTTAATACATTTATTCATAAAATTTTCACCAATCGATGTTATGTTTTTTAATGGTGTTAAATCAATTGATTCTTGATTTTTATCTTTGATTTCACTATTTAAGTGTAATAATTTTGGTAATTCATTTACAAATCTAAAATCATTTGATTTATATGTAAATTCATTTATTTTTGGATCATCTTTAAATTTTTTAATAAAATATTCAAATAAATCATTTTGATCAACATCTAAAATTATTCTTCTTCTTGTATCTGAATCATATTGATCTGTAAATGATAAATCTAATAATTTTTTCTTTAATTCAATAATAATTGAAGTATCATTTATTTTTTCCGCTAATAATTCTGAATCCCATTTTATCCAAAGATAATTATCAACACTAAATGTTTTGTTTGTTAAATATTCTATTATTTTTTCCTTGTCTTGTGTAAATGACCTACTAGATAACCCATATTCTATTTGAGTAGATGGTTTTATTTTATGTGACATATAATAATGACCACGATTACAATGTATTATAATGATATTATCTTCTTTATCTGCTTTATCTGCTTTATCTAATAGCATTGGAAAAATTTTATATGTTATTTCAATTTTGCCAATGCCATTAGTAGAATTAATTAAATTATTTATTTTTTTGATATTATTATTTTTAATATCTGACCAATTATCTATTCTTAATAAATTTTTTATTAATTGTAAAAAATTTGATATTGAACCATCTGATGACATACCATCTAATACTTCATATTTTTGTTCATGATTAAAACATGTTTTATTAAAATTAATATTATTATTTGCATAAGAAATTATTAATTTGCTCCATGCGTCTCTAGAATTTAACATTTCGCCATATATATATTTTTCTTCTAGTGATGATTGTATATCAAAATCACTAAAATTAGTATAATACTCGATAAGTTCTTTTATTGGTTTTACTTTTGAGTTTTTAATTTGGTCAATATTAAAATTTGTTCCATTAAAAGACATTAAATTAATTAAATTTCTTGCAGTTACCTCGCCACAATCAGGATAGGTTAATTTATCTTCTAAATTAGGACAAAAATGTTTTGTTTGTTCATGTCCATAAATATGAAAATTTTTTTTAGTAATTTTTAATATTATATTTTCAAATTCACCAGTTTCAGCAAATGATTCGCCAGTTTCAGCAAATGATTCAGCAAATGATTCAGCAAATGATTCAGCAAATGATTCATTAATATTAATTAAATTTAATTGTTTATGTCGAATACTGTATTTATTATAAATTTCAAAAACTTCATTAATAGATTTATAATAATTTATAATCCCGGTATGATCTTTTGCTATCCACCATAAACAATATAATATGATATGACAATATATTTTTTTTTCGGCTTTATTAGCTTTATTATATATTGAAAAATTAGTTTTAAATAGTGAAAGTTTATTTACATAATCTGTTAAAATAGCAATATCTTCTGCTAATGATGGATAATGTTCTTTTTCTAAAATATTAAAATTAATTTTACCCATTTTAACAAAATCTTCATCAATTATAGATATATATAAAATTGCAATATATCTACCAATATCATGTGGTGTATACTCGTCTTTTATTTTGTTCGTTGGTAATATATAATTACTTGGTTTATGTGTTATTTTTATAATTTTTTTGGCTATTTTTTGTTGAGTAGATTCAAATTTATCTATTAAATGAAAATTATTTTGTATATAACCAGATTCACACATAATTAAGCCATAAATAGGATTTAAGTATTCTTCCATCTCATTATTTGTATGATCAAAAAAGTTTATTTTATGTTTAGTAGGATCAATTAATGGTTTACCACTACCAGTCATATTTATAAATGTATGACTATTTTTTAGTTCTAAGTATTTAATTTTATATTTTAAATATTTATTTTGATAATAATTTTGTGAATACATTGATAATAAATTATTAGATAAATTATTAGATAAATTATTAGATAAATTGGTTTTATCTTATTTTGTTTTATAAATACATATTTAATAAAGCCCATGTTGATACATAAGGATCAATTGATGACGATGGTCTTCTATCCTCAAAATATGTCCAAGTATTAACAGGAACTCTAATAGAAGTATGACGAGTACCGATACCATAAGTAAATATAGACATATTAGAAGTTTCATGAATACCAGTTAGTCTATAATTATTATCGGTACCATAAAAGTTTAGAATTTGTTTATGACCAAGATCAAATTTTTTAAATAGTTCACCATAAAATTGCTGATAATTTGTCTCTGTTAGATTTCTGGTTTGAATTGTTGAAAAATTATGATGACATCCACTACCATTGTATGAACTAACTGGTTTAGAATGATAATTAATATAGAGATCATTTGATTCTGCTAATCTTTCTAAAATATATCTGGCAACTGTTAATTCATCTGCTGCATCGATTCCAACACTAGGACCAATTTGAAATTCCCATTGTGATGGCATAACTTCTGCATTAAAACCACTAATATTAATACCAGCTAATAAACATTTTTTATAATGTTCTTCGACAATTGGTCTTAAGTTTTTATGAAAGATAGACATATTACAATAATGATCATTTTGTTGTGGCCATCTAGTAATATCATTTAGATCCCATCCATATATTGCATTTGTTAAAGCATCCATAAACACATATTCTTGTTCCAAACCAAACCATGGAACCAAATTATTATTTTTATTAAATGTATCCAACACATTTGCCCTAGTTGAATACTTATTAGGTTGACCATTTATATCAAATATATCGCATAAGACCAAATATTTTATTGATTCTGATGCAAAAGGATGAATTAGTAATTTAACTGGTTTTAACATTACCTCAGTATTAGTATTACAAGAGGTAGGTACAACATGACCAGTAGATGAACCATCGAATGACCATATTGGAAAATCAATAAGAGTGGGTTTTGATAATGTAGAATTTTTTAATTCAAGTGTTCTTACTTTAGTAAAAAAACGTTTCTTAGTAATATTGATATTATTTGAACTAACAAAGGTATTATCTGGACCAGTCCATAAATATTCAACACCTATTTTAGATTTATCTTTGTAATAATCCATATTAGATATATATATAAATAATATTAGGTTGTTTTTTAAAGTTAAATATAAAATAATTAAACATAATAAAATAATTAACAATATGTGATCTCAATAAATTGAATAAATTGAATATTATATTCTATTAGATAATATGATTTAATATGATATAATATTATTAATATGACATCAACTATATCAACTATATCAACTATATCAACTATATCAACTATATCAACTATATCAAATGTTAATGCTAAATCAGATGAAAATAATATTATAAATTTATTAGATGCGGAACAAATTATACAAGGAGTAAATGATGATAATATTATAGATGATACAAATAAGACTACTATGACAAATGAAACATTATTAATTAATTCTTTAGAAAACTATGATTTATCATATAGTGATGAAATTCATGCTAATAATAATTTAAATTCAGTTTCAAAAATAAAAAAAACTAATCAAAATACTCAGATAAAATCTCTATCAGCAAAGGTTAAATATAATTTCCAAACAATTTTAAATAAAATTAGAGGAAAAAGGGT